GGTTTTTTTGAACTTGACTGGAATGAACCATTCGTGTTAAAATTAAAACAAGAAGGCTATGGGTTTGATGGCGACAAAGATGAAGAAATTGTTGATCGTTGGTTCCGTGAACTATGTGCAAACGTAGTAGTAGATGGTGACTTTGGTGGTCCAATTAACACTGGTGTTATTGACATTAATGAAGTTAAAAGAAAGAATCAAACACAATGACATATATTTTAGTCGATACTGCTAACACGTTTTTTCGTGCTAGGCATGTAATCAACGGCGATGCTGATATTAAACTTGGTATGGCATTTCATATTACACTAAATTCTATCCGCAAGGCATGGCAGCAGTTTGAAGGCAGTCATGTGATCTTTTGTTTAGAAGGTCGTAGCTGGCGTAAAGACTATTATGCTCCTTATAAGCGTAATCGTTCAGATGCTCGTGCCGCACACACAGAACGTGAAGCAGAAGAAGAAAAAGTGTTTTGGGAAGCATTTGACACGTTCAAAGACTTTATTGCAGAAAAAACTAACTGTACAGTGCTGCAACACGGCCAGTTAGAAGCTGACGATTTGATCGCAGGCTGGATTCAAACACATCCTAACGATAATCACGTTATCATTTCTACAGATACAGATTTTGTACAATTAATTGCACCCAATGTAAAACAGTACAACGGTGTTATGGAATGTACTATTACACACGAAGGACACTTTGATGATAAAGGTCGTCCTATTATCGACAAAAAAACACAGTTGCCTAAGCCTGCGCCTAACCCAGAGTGGCTGTTGTTTGAAAAGTGTATGCGCGGTGATACCAGTGACAATGTCTTTAGTGCTTATCCGGGTGTTAGAACTAAAGGCACAAGTAAAAAAGTTGGCCTTACAGAAGCCTTTGAAGATCGCAACGCAAAAGGCTTTAACTGGAATAACCTAATGCTACAGCGTTGGACTGATCATGAAGGCAAAGAACATCGTGTGTTAGAAGATTACGAACGCAATCGTAAACTGATCGACCTTACACAACAGCCCGATGATATTAAAAAAATTATTACCGAAACTATTGCTACTGCAACATCCGCTAACAAAGATGTCAGTCAAGTGGGCATTCGGCTAATGAAATTTTGCGGACTATACGATTTAAAGAAAATTTCTGAACAGGCGGCTAGTTATGCCGAACCACTAAATGCTAGATATTCAAATGAAAGTTTGCCGGTTTAAAAATACCTGTGAACATAGTACAGACACATGTCAGGAGAAAACTATGACAGAATTACATGCTAAACCAATTATCGACAATAAGTTTTGGATTGTCGAACAGGACGGAGAAAAAGTAGCTACCCTTCGAAAGAATGAAGACAATCGATTTGTCATGAGCAATGAAGGAGGTATTAAAATATATGATACCAAAGAAAGCCTAACAAGAGAATTTGGTAAAAAATTCTTTACAGTAAAAATTGTTAAAGAATCTCAAGATGCATTACCCAACGAAGTTCACGGATACCCGACTAGCACTGCTCCCTACAATGCCATGTTCGATATTCGAAAAAAACTTCCACTGTTTACCAAGAGTGATGATTCAAAAAGTTTATACTGTGCAGGCTTCTACACAATTAAATTTGAAAAAGGTTGGGTCAAAAGTTTTTGTCCTAAAAAGATCACGCTGGAACGATATCCGTATAAGGGTCCGTTTAAAACAGATTTAGAAATGAAACAGGTATTGTCTAATGTCTCAAAATAATATACCGAATACTTTACCTACAGTTGAAAAACTAGTTCAACGTGTAAACATTGCTGAAAAAAGTCAACAGAAAGAAATAAGAATTACCATACAAGAGGCACGAGACCTCACTGCTGAATTAGCTATTCTTACTTCTAAATTGGGTCGCACAGTGCAGGAAATACATCAAACTCTAGCCGAAATCCGTGAATCAACTACTAAAATAGACGTAAAGTTTGACGGTGGCGGCTTCTAAAAGGCATAAATATATACGTGGTTAATTAGGAACACGTATAGAATGAGTAGACCAAAACCAAAGATACTTTTAGAATATGCCAACAAAGAAACTTTTAAAATCGAGCAGATCCTCGATTCGGAAGCTATTTGGGCAGTGTTCTATCAAGGTCAGCCATTCAATCTCAAGAGTGGCAGTCTAGTTGCCAGCTATCCAGGACCCAAGTATAAAAAGGTATCATTTTCAAATCCTGGCCACGCTCACAATCTAGCAAAAAAATTAAATCGACTTTTTAAAACCTCAGCCTTTGCTGTTTATAAACTAACCTCAGGCGAAGAGGTCAAATAACATGGACATCAAGGATACCTACACACGGGTATTCTTGCAGGCTGCTGATCAAGACGGCAGTGCAGATGCTGTAAAAAAATATAAATCTCTGTGGTGGTGGAATTTTAGATCAAAAGATTCTGGTGGCCTAAGATTGACAGAAGAAGCCATGACGTTTATTCAAGAAGATGCTAAAATAAAAACATACAAAATAGAGTTTCCTAAAGAGTTTGCATTTACTCCACAGGTACTGGTTTGGTTAGATAACTTCATCGATTCACCCTTTTACATAACTAAAAAGTTTATTGTGGTTTTAAAAGAAAAAGCAGCCTTTGAACTGTACCTGTTTTCGGGTGATATTCGTAAACTAGGCTATAACAAAGCTCTAGCCAAAAGATTAAGCCAAGAATCGGTACCAGAATAAACTACCTTTATAAATATTTTCACTATGTTTGACTTGAATCCTATAGATGTTTTAAAACAACGGAAATTAAAAACACTGCCTCCACATTTTTCAAAGATGAAAATTTCAGAAGCTGAACTATTTGAAGGTATCGAAGACTGGGTTAAAACTAAACTTAAAGGTCGTTATTGTTTAGTTAGATCTCCAGGAATTGACGAAAGTGGAAATTTAAAATCCTCTACATACATAGGGTTTGAGCAACAAAAAGAACTAACATATTTTATGCTAGCATGTCCAAATTTAAGGAGAAACTAATGTCAGACGAAGTTCAAAAACAAGAAGCACAGGCGCCCGCCGCCGAAGTTGCTAATGCAGAAGCAGCAGCTCAACAATCTCAAGGTCCTGATTTAAATGTCAGCGATCTGTTGGCACTAAAAAATATCATTGAGGTAGCAACAACAAGAGGAGCGTTCAAAGCAACAGAACTAGAAGCAGTAGGTAAAACTTTTAACAAGTTGAATACATTTCTAGAAGCTGTAGCTAAAAAGGAGAGCTAATATGGCACAGCCACTAAAACACATCGGTCGCATGAAAAATACAGGAGTTAAACTTCTTACAGTTTTTAGAACACTACCAGGCGAATCAAATATGGCCCTAGTATTGCCTGTATCGGGATTATCTGATTCGTATCACGACAGCATTATGACTGTAGTAGAAACAGATCAAGCTCAAGAATCTTTTGAACTTGGTGAAATTTTGTTTACCCGTACTTTTCCAGATGGTCGTCCAATGTTGCAGGCCCTACAAGCAGACGGAAGATTGCAAAAAGTTGCAACAGATTTAGTTGTAATGTCTCCAACTGCCAACGATTCTGTACAGTTAGATCAGCTAAATGTATTGATCGCAGAACAACGAAATTGTACCGTAGACGATCTATATACATTTGTGTCAGGGGCTCCAAAAAAATCTGATGCTACAGTTGAAGACATTGCCAAAGTTAAAGATCTTGCTCCTAGTGTAGATACAGACATTCCTGCACCTGTAAGAGCGCAGGCTGCTTCTACAGAAGCACTATCTGATCGAGACATTGCCAAGAGCTATCGTAGTCAAGCAGATGCCATGTACAAAGAAGCTGCAAGATTACGTAAAGAAGCAGACGAATTAGATCCACCTCAAAAGAAAACCACAAAGAAGGTAGAAGAATCAGCGAATGCCTAATCCTTTGTTTAGACCACCAAGACATCTTGTCAAAGAGTGGCCAGAAGTGTTTGAAGATTTGTATATGAATACCATGCCAGTGGCTTATCTAGATACTATTCATCTAGAATTTGCCGACGGCAGGGTATGGCAGATAGATATTAAAGATCAGTTAAAAGAAGAAAAACCAGATGCTATCGCCGATCGGTTACTGGAAACACTGTCCGAATACAAGGATGAAATTAAAAAAATAGATTTTAAAGTGGATATTGATAGGCTTAAAAAAGATATAGGCGATTCAACTAAATCGATTCTCTAGTATTACCGTAATGTATTACTTTATGATCGGTTGATTTAAATGTTCTCCAAGG